CTATAAGAAGAGCTGGTATATTTAGTTTAAACGGTTCAGATTTAGCATTTTATACAAACTCTTCAAACTCTGGTGTAAATTTAACAGAACGTATGCGTATAGAGTCAGATGGAGATGTTCTTCTCACTGAGGGTAATTTTACAATGTCTGGAGCAACGCCATTTATTGTTCTTTCAAATACAGCAGAAACAGAATCAGGGATTACATTTCTAGATAGTGCAGACGCAGGTCAGTCGGCTAAAATTACTTATGATGCAGGTGGCAATTTATTTAAATTTTATAATAATGCTAGTAATGCAAGAATGGTTATTAATAGTAGTGGTAATGTAGGAATTGGTGATACTAACCCTTTTACAAATCTTTCAATTTCTGATGCATCATCAACTACAGGAATTGGTAGTGATGATTCATATAGACTTGCTTTGAAAAATACAGATACAACCAATAACAATCTAGCTTTAATATCATTTAATGATGGTGATGCAGGAGCAGCCGCAATGGGTGTAAAATTCATAGACCATACTAATAATTATGGTGACTTACTTTTTATTACAAGAGATGCAGGTGGTTTGGCAGAACGTTTGGTTATTAATTCTAGTGGGAATTCATTATTTCAAGGTGGTATAAATTTACAAGATTCTGGAACAAATAAAGTATGGCTAACAAGAGCAGAAACAATATTAGGAGGTAGTGATGATGATTTTCTTATTTACACAGAAACTGGTTTGAATATAAGATTATATACAAGTGGTAATGAACGCCTAAGAGTTGATTCTAGTGGTAATATGGGACTATCAAATACGTCAATGTCTAGTTTTAATCAACTAACAACACAAGGTACTGCACCAGTTTTTGTTGTTGGTAATGGAACTGCAAACCCTTCAATCACAATATTTTCTGATAATGCAAATGTTGGTTCTTTATCTTTTGCAGATGGCACAACAACCACAGAACAATTTAAGGGTTTAATACAATATAATCACGGTACAAATGGAATGTCTTTTTACACAGACGCTACAGAACGTATGGTTATTGAAAGCGATGGTTCAGTAAAATATGGTAATCCAACTGGAACTGGAAATGGTAGACATTTAACTGTAAATTCTTTCAGTTACAATACTGTCATACAAGGCACAAGTACAAGTGATATTCTTTTTATTAAAAATGGTACTGGTCTAAATGCTAATGTTGGTATGATTGTATTTCAGAGTAATGCAGGCGGGGCGAGTGGACAGATAACAACTAATTCTTCAACTAATACTACTTCTTATAATACAAGTGGTTCAGATGAAAGATTAAAAAAGAACATTACAGATTGGGAAGAAAATGTATTAGATAAATTCAAAGAAATACAACCTAAAAAATTTCATTTTAAAACTCAAAAAGATAGTGATGAAAAAATAAAAGGTTATATAGCACAAAATGAAGTAGATAAATTTCCAGAAGCGTATCCATTAGTTGAAGATAAAGAAAGTGGCGAGAAGAGATATGTATATAATCCATCAGGTATGAATATATATCTGATGAAAGCAATACAAGAATTAGAAGCTAGAGTAAAAGAGCTAGAAAACAAGTAATAAGATATTTAGCTGGTAACAGCTAATTTGTTTAACAATTAAAATAGAGAATAATGGCTTTAGAAGGTAAATATACATACAAGGGTATCGATATTGCAAAAGCATATGTTATGGTTACTAACGTAAATACTAGTAATTATATAAATTCAGAAACTACTGAAAAAACTCCTAAGAAGTACAATGAAGACGGCTCTGTAAAAAGTGAAGCCGTTATGGAAACAAAGTGGATAAAAAATAATAGTGGTAACTGGAGCGCTGCTGTGTATAAAGATAAAGACGCTAGAACAAATACACCAAACGTAGTTATTGATAATATCAGTGGCGGTTTTGATGTTGAAGTTAAAGCGAGTGGTAAAAATCCAGTAGCGCAAGCGTACGCTGCGATTAAAGTATTAGACGCGTATAAAGATTATACAGACGCCTAGTAATATCAGCGTGTTAATAAACACGTTATTTATGTAATAATAATAAAGTAAATTTTAACTTAAATTAAATTAATTATGAATAAAGAAAATAAAGACATCAACGTTGAAGATTTAACAGTTGAAAAAATATCAGAAGATCATTTAAAAGAACTTCAAGGTAAAGTAGCAACTATTAATCAAGCTCAGCTACAGCTAGGTGGTTTAGAATCACAAAAGCATAATCTTTTACATGGCATATCAAGCTTACAAAAAGAACTAAGCGAGTTTCAAAATAAACTTGAAGAGGAGTATGGTAAAGTTAGTATTAACATACAAGACGGTACTATAGCTCAACTTCCTGAGCAAGCAACTGATGAAGCTAATAAGAAAGATTAGTATAGGTAAAGATTACAAAAATGACGCGATGCATTACTCTGTAGGCCAAGAAGTCTACGGAGGGCACGTCATTTGTGATATATTAGAATCTACAACTAAATATAGTGTTTATATTAAAAAAAATAACGAGGTGCTTCCTTGGAAAGATTTTAATAAGAACATGGCTGTTTCGGTTGAATATAACTTAGAATATTGAGAGGTTTATTTAATTTTATAATAACGCCAAAAGGCAAAAGGTATAATAATACCACTAATGTTAACGGTACTGATTTAATATTAAACTCTTCAATTGAAGATCATTTAATGATAAACAGAACTGGTGTTGTTAAGGCGTTGCCAAAGTTAGGTAAAACTGAAATACAAGTTGGTAATGAGGTTATACTACATCATAACGTGTTTAGAAGATGGTATAACCAATACGGTGATGAAAAAAACAGTAGAAGTTTTATAGATGAAAACACATACTGTGTGCAAGATGATCAAATATTTTTATATAAAAATAAAAATAAATGGTTAGCACCAAGTGATTATTGTTTTGTTAAACCTATAAAACCATACAGTAGTACAACTACAGATACTGAGCAACCTCTTGTTGGAATATTAAAATACTCTAATAAGTCCTTAGATGACATAGGAGTAACCGAAAACACATTAGTAGGCTTTTCACCTAATAGTAAATTTGAGTTTATTATAGAGCGCGAGAGACTATATAGAGTGTTAACAAATTCAATTACAATTAAATATGAATATCAAGGACAAGAAGAAGAATATAATCCAAGCTGGCTACAGAGCAGTTGATGAATTAATAAAAGTTGCTAAAGAAAAAATAGTTGATAGCGATGATGATGTTTCTGCTGATAGATTGAAAAACGCCGCTGCAACTAAAAAACTAGCTATATTTGATGCTTTTGAAATATTAAATCGTATTGAGGAAGAAAAAGCTATGTTACAAGGAAAAACAGTTGATGATAAACCAAAAGCTTTCGGTGGCTTTGCAGAACACAGATCAAAATAATGTATAAACAAACATTATATAAAATTGTTAAACCAATAAAAACTAATACACTAAAAAGACTTAATAAAAGTAAAAAGTGGAAATACGGTTATAACAAAGAAAATGATATAGTAGTTATAAGCAAAACAGGTCAAATAGGTGATGTATACGAAATACAAAATTTAAAAATCGCATTACCTAAACAACCAAAAGATATTAACACATTTAAATCAAACACTTGGGAAGTAACACAATATCCAAAAGATTTAAATAAAATAAAAACAATATTTGACTGGCGTAACAAACCAGAAGATTTTAAAAACAAGTGGTACAATTATATTGAAACTGAATTTAATAAACGTGATAAAGGATTTTGGTTTAACAACAAAGGTGTTGCAACTTATATTACTGGTACACATTACATGTATCTGCAATGGTCAAAAATCGACGTTGGTAATCCAGACTTTAGAGAAGCCAATAGATTATTCTTTATATTTTGGGAAGCATGCAAAGCAGACGTTAGATCGTATGGTATGTGTTACCTTAAAAACAGACGTTCAGGATTTTCATTTATGGCATCCGGTGAAACAGTTAACATGGCAACCATATCAAGTGACGCAAGGTTTGGTGTATTATCAAAATCAGGTGCAGACGCTAAAAAAATGTTTACAGATAAAGTCGTACCAATATCAGTCAACTACCCGTTTTTCTTTAAACCGATACAAGACGGTATGGACAGGCCAAAGACAGAGCTCGCATACAGAGTTCCAGCTTCAAAACTCACGAGGCGTAAAATGGTTTCAAATGAACCAACAGAAGAACTCGTTGGTCTCGATACCACTATTGACTGGAAGAACACTGGTGATAACGCTTATGACGGTGAAAAATTAAAACTACTTGTACACGATGAAAGTGGTAAGTGGGAAAGACCTGAAAATATTTTAAATAACTGGAGAGTTACAAAAACTTGTTTACGTTTAGGTAGTAGAATTATTGGTAAGTGTATGATGGGCTCAACGTGTAATGCATTAGATAAAGGTGGTGATAATTTTAAAAAGCTATACAATAATTCTGATGTAACAAAAAGAAATAAAAACGGCCAAACACGATCAGGTTTATATTCGTTTTTTATACCTATGGAGTGGAACTATGAAGGCTTTATAGATAAATATGGTCAACCAGTTTTTGATACACCTGAAGAAGATGTTGTTGGACCACATGGTGATTTAATAGACGTTGGTGTAATTGAACATTGGCAAAACGAAACAGACGGGCTGCGTAACGACCAAGATGGTTTAAATGAATTTTACAGACAGTTTCCAAGAACTGAAGAGCACGCATTTAGAGATGAAACTAAAAACAGTATATTTAATCTAGCAAAAATATACGAACAAATAGATTACAACGAAGAAACAAACCAAGGCGTTTCAACGGGTAATTTTCAGTGGGTTAATGGTATAAAAGATACTAATGTTATGTTTTATCCAGATTTAAAAGGTAGATTTAAAATATCATGGGTACCACCAACAAACCTACAGAACAAAGTTATTATTAAAAATGGTTTAAAATATCCTGGTAATGAACACATGGGTGCTTTTGGTTGTGATAGTTACGACATAACAGGCACTGTTGATGGCAAAGGTTCTAACGGATCTTTACATGGCTTAACAAAGTTTAGCATGGAAGATGCGCCACCTAGTCAATTTTTTTTAGAATATATTGCTAGGCCGAGCACAGCTGAAATGTTTTTTGAAGATGTTTTAATGGCATTGGTTTTTTATGGCATGCCGTTGTTAGCAGAAAATAATAAACCTAGGTTGTTATATTACTTAAGGCGTAGAGGATATAGAGGTTATTCTATGAACAGGCCTGATAAAGTTTGGAATAAACTATCAACAACAGAAAAAGAAATAGGTGGTATACCTAACTCTAGCGAAGATATTAAGCAGGCACATGCCGCTGCAATTGAAACGTACATACAAAGCAATGTAGGTTTAATTGATGATAAATACGGTAACATGTATTTTAACAGAACATTAAATGATTGGGCTAAGTTTGATATAAATAAAAGAACAAAGTTTGATGCTTCAATAAGTTCTGGCTTAGCAATTATGGCTTGTAATAGACATTTATATACGCCTAATGCAGAAAAACAAAAATCAAAACTAAACGTATCTTTTGCAAGATACAATAATGATGGTGCGCTATCAAAATTAATAAATTAATATGAGTAAAAAAGGTTATTTCCCTAGTCAAGTAGTTAGCGATGCTGAAAAAGCAAGTTATGAATATGGATTAGAAGTAGCGCGAGCTATTGAAAATGAGTGGTTTGGTAAAGATACTAACAGCAATAGATATAATATTAATCAAGCAGAGTTTCATAAGTTAAGATTATACGCTAGAGGCGAACAATCAATACAAAAATATAAAGATGAATTATCTATAAATGGTGACTTATCCTATCTTAATTTAGACTGGAAGCCAGTGCCTATAATACCAAAGTTTGTAGATATAGTAGTAAATGGTATAGCAGAAAGAACTTATGATATAAAAGCGTATTCACAAGATACTGCGGGCGTGGAAAAAAGAACTAAATACATGCAGAGTATTATAGATGATATGGATGCTGCGCCTTTTAATAATGAAGTGCAAAGTAAATTTGGTATTAATTTGTATCAAAATAATCCAGAAGAACTACCACAGTCATCTGAAGAATTAAAAGTGCATATGCAGCTTAACTATAAGCAAGGTATAGAAATAGCAGAAGAGCAAGCTATAAAGGTATTAATGGATGGTAATCATTATGATAATATATTAAAAAGAATATATTATGACTTAACTGTAATAGGTATAGGTGCTGTTAAAAATCAATTTAATACATCAGACGGCGCTACAGTTAAATATGTTGATCCCGCTAATTTAATTTATTCATACAGCGATTCACCGTTTTTTGATGATATATATTATGTAGGTGAAGTTAAAAATATACCTATAAATGAACTTAAAAAACAATTTCCAGATTTAACTGATGAAGACTTAGAAGAGATACAGCAACAGCCAGCGCAGACAAGTTATCAAGCCACTAGATACGGAACAAAATATCAAGATAATAACTTAGACAAAAACATTATAACAGTTTTGTATTTTAATTATAAAACGTATAGTAATAGTGTGTACAAAGTAAAAACATTAGGATCAGGTGCTCAAAAGGCTATTGAAAAATCTGATACATTTAATCCACCTGAAGATGCAAACTTTTCAAAAGTTTCAAAGGCAATTGAAGTGTTATATGAAGGTGCGTTGATTGTTGGTACTAAGAAATTATTAAAATGGCAGTTAGCTCAAAATATGCTACGTTCAAAAAGTGATTACACTAAAGTAAAAATGAATTACAATATTGTAGCACCGCGTATGTATAAAGGTAGAATAGAATCTTTAGTTAGACGTATAACAGGTTTTGCTGATATGATACAGTTAACACATTTAAAGCTACAACAAGTTTTAGCAAGAGTAGTTCCTGATGGTGTATATTTAGACGCTGATGGTTTAGCTGAAGTTGATTTAGGTAATGGCACAAATTATAACCCACAAGAAGCTTTAAATATGTTCTTCCAAACTGGTAGTATAATTGGTAGATCATTAACACAAGATGGTGATTTAAATAGAGGTAAAGTACCTATACAAGAAATAGCAAGCGGTAATGGTGGCGCTAAGTTATCTTCTTTAATTAATACGTACAATTATTATTTACAAATGATACGTGATGTAACTGGTTTAAATGAAGCAAGAGATGGTAGTACGCCAGATAAAAATGCTTTAGTTGGTGTACAAAAGCTAGCTGCTGCTAATAGTAATACGGCAACTAGACATATATTACAAAGTGGTTTATATTTAACGTCAGAGTTAGCTCAAGGCTTATCACTAAGAATATCTGACTTGTTAGAATATTCACCAACAAGAGATGCTTTTATACAAGCTATAGGCTCTCATAATGTAGCTATACTTTCAGAAATATCTGAACTATATTTATATGACTTTGGTATATTTATTGAATTAGCACCAGATGAAGAAGAAAAAGCTAGGTTAGAAAATAATATACAAATGGCTTTACAGTCTAAAAGCATTGAGTTAGAAGATGCTATTGACGTTAGAAACATTAAAAATATTAAGTTAGCTAATCAAGTGTTAAAAATACGTAGACAAAAGAAAACAGCTAGAGATCAGGCTATTGCTCAACAAAACATACAAGCTCAAGCTCAAGCAAACGCACAAGCTTCACAAGCAGCAGCTGCAGCTGAAGTGCAAAAGCAACAAGCATTAACACAAAGCAAAGCGCAACTTGAACAATTAAGAGCACAAGTTGAATTACAAAAACTACAATCAGAAGCTCAACTTAAGTTTCAATTAATGCAAGCAGAAGCTCAGATTAATATGAGATTAAAGCAGGTGGAAGTTGAAGCTATAAAAAGTAGAGAAGAAATAAAAGAAGATAGAAAAGACGAAAGAACTAGAATACAAGCTAGTCAACAGTCAGAACTTATATCGCAAAGAAAAGAAGGATCTGGACCTAAAAAATTTGAGTCTACAGGTAATGATATACTAGGTGAAGGTATAGACTTAAACATGTTTGGACCTAATGTTTAACAAATAAATAAAAAACAATGGCAATAGTAACTAATGATTGGACTGGTAAGATAACTGGATCTGTTTTTACAACAGCTTCTAGTGATGCTATAAAGCCTCCTACAGGTCATGTGTTTGTAGCTATAACAGCGTTAACTGATACTGATTTTGATAGCTCAGGTGGTTTAGTTGCAGATGATGCAACTGTATGGGCAAACACAGAAGATGCTGCTGGAGATTTAGCCGCAGGTTCTGAAACAACAAGTGAAGGATCTGGTGGTGTTCAAATAACAAACACAAATTTAGATTTAAAATCTGGCATAACAATTTACGGTAGATACACTGAGATTGATGTAAATGCTGGACAGATAATAGCATACATAGGAAAAGCTTAAGATATTGTACGAGAGTACATATGTTTAATTTTATAATATTATATTATGGCAGATAAAGTGAATATAGACGAAAAAAATGCTGAAGCACCAATGGGTGAAGAAGTTAAAGTAAAACCTCGTCTTAAAAAATACAATAATCAAGATGAACCTATAAAGGTTAGTCTTGCTAAAGAAGAGCCTGCAGAAGAGCAGGTAGAAGAACAGCCAAAAGAAGATACGCAACAGGAGCAGCCTGTTGTAGAAGAAGTTGTTGAAGAAACAAAAGAAGAAGAGGCTGTTGAAGAAACTGAACAACCAGTTTTAGAAGAAGTTAAAGAAGAAGAACAAGCAACAGAAGAAGTTGAGGAAGTTAAAGAAGCTGTTGAAGAAGCTGTTGCTGAAGCTAAAGAAACTGGAGAGCCACTACCAGAAAATATACAAAAGTTAATGAACTTTATGGAAGAAACTGGTGGTGATCTTGAGGATTATGTTAAATTAAATCAAGACTATAGTAAATACGATGATACAACTTTATTACGTGAGTATTATAGGCAAACAAAGCCGCATTTGACGGGCGATGAAGTAGATTTTTTAATGGAAGATGGCTTTACATTTGATGAAGAAGTTGATGATCCAAAAGATATAAAACGAAAGAAATTAGCGTTTAAAGAGCAAGTTGCCAACGCTAGATCCCACTTAGACGGGCAAAAGTCTAAATACTATGAAGAAATCAAAGCTGGTGTTAAGTTAACACCTGATCAACAAAAGGCTGTTGATTTTTTTAATAGATACAATAAAGAGCAGGAAGAGACTAGCAAAGTCACAGGTGAACAGAGAAAAGTATTTACAGACAAAACTAATCAATTGTTTTCTAATAAATTCAAAGGTTTTGAATACAACGTAGGAGATAAAAAATACAGATTTAATGTTAAGGATGTAAATCAAGTTAGAGAAACTCAGAGTGATATTAATAATTTTGTTTCAAAGTTTATGGACAAGAAACAACAATTAACAGATCCTCAAGGTTATCACAAATCTTTATTCACAGCGATGAATGCTGACAGCATAGCAAATCACTTCTATGAACAAGGCAAAGCAGATGCTATAAAAGAAAGTGTAGCAAAAGCTAAAAATGTAAACATGGATCCAAGACAAGGTCTAGGTGAAGTAGAAGCCGGCGGCATAAAAGTGAAAATGTTAGGCGAAGACTCTAACCAGTTCAAATTTAAAATTAGAAAATAACAATTTAAAATAAATAATTATGGCAGCAATTACACCAACAGCAGGTACTGGAACACCGGGTCTTAACGCGGTACCATCACCTGTGAAGGCAGCTATCTCTACAAACTATTTAGATTTTGCAAGTGGTAGCGGTAAAGATTGGTCACAGCAATACTTACCTGATTTAATTGAGCAGGAAGCAGAAGTTTACGGAAAAAGAACTATATCTGGTTTCTTAGCAGCAATTGGAGCAGAAGAAGCAATGAGCTCTGATCAAGTTATATGGACAGAACAAGGTAGATTACATCTATCTTACAAAATTACAGGAAGATCTACTGACACACTAACTATTGGTGCATCAGTTGGAACTTCTGACTCAGCAACAGGACACGCTATTAGAAAAGGACAAACAGTAGTTATTTCTAGTGGTGGTGCAAACCCTACAGTAGTTAAAGCGTATGTTAAAGACATAGGCGGCACAGGTGGAAACGAAACAATTGATGTAGCACCTTATGGAGGCGCAGCTCTTGCTAACGTTTTTACAGCAGGAGAGTTAACTAGCTTAGCATCAAATGGTAGAGTATTTGTATATGGTTCTGAGTTTAAAAAAGGAACATCAGGTATGGGTAATTCAAGCTTTGATGCTGATAATAACCCTGTACAGCCTGAGTTTAAATCATTTACTAATAAACCAATTATATTAAAAGATCACTACGCGGTATCAGGATCTGATACTTCAAGAGTTGGTTGGGTTGAAGTAAGTGCAGAAGACGGTACTTCAGGAT